CCGAACCAGAAGCGCCCGACATCGTCCTGCGTGTTGAAGCTCATCACGGGGTTTGTCATCACGCGAGCCGGGATCTCGAGCAGCTTGTCCCATGCGGTGATGGCGTCCTGCTTGAGCGACTCCCATGCCGAGACCCCGCCGACCATGCTTCCGGCACGCTGCGCCTCGTCCATCATCGCCCGCTGCTTGATCTTCTCGGCGGCGGCGACGTCCAGACCGAGCGCCTGCCCAACTGCCATGTCCCGCTGCATTTGAACGACCTTGGTCTGCGCCTGCGCCGTGCGAGCCTCCGGGCTAAATCGGGCGGCCATCTGGTTGACCTCCTGCATGCGGCGGTCGACCTGCCCGACCACGCTCGACACGAGCTGGTACGCGCCCTGAATCACGCTCACCGCCGCGGACACGCTCGTCGCCGCCGCAGTCCGGCTCGCAGTCCTGTTCAGGCTCTCGAGCGAACGGTTCGCCGCCGCCACGCCCTGCTGGACGCCGCGGGGGTCGACCTCCGCCCAGATGACCGCCTTCATGCTCTTGTCAGCCATCGAAGTTTCCCTTCAGCCAGGGCATGACCTCGGTGGGCCGACGCCGCGTCAGCGCGCACGCGATCACCCCGAGCAGGTGCTCGCATCGCTCTGTCGTGGTCAGCTCCGAGGCCAATCCGGCGTCCATGGTCATCCTCTGCTCAGGGCTTCCGATGCGCCAGAGCCTTCGCTCGGCGCGTGTGTAGGGCGCGGCCGGTTGACCTCTTCGATGAGCTGCGCGGCGATCTCCGCGTCCAGCTCGCCGACGTTGGTGCCGGGCGCAAAGAGCGGCGACCCGTCCGGGAGGGTGCAGCACGCCGCCCACCAGTAGGGGTTCTGGTTGGACAGCGCGACGTCCGCCAGGCGCGGCCGGCGGACAACCACCGGCCCGATGCCGTCGATCTCGACCGTCCGGGGGACGGCCTTGCCGATCTTGGCCGGGTCGAGGCTCACTGCTGCTCCCAGGTCAGCTCCCAGACCGCCGCACCGGTGCCGTCATCGGAAATGGACGCGCTGGTGATCTGGATGTTGTATGACCCGTAGGCCTGCGATCCCTGGTCGGTGTAGCTGAACGTCAGCGTCGCCCCGGTCGCCGCCGCGAGGTTGGCCGGATTCATGTGCGACCGGATTGCGTTGTCAACCGCTCCGTCGTTGCGGTACAGCGTCATCGTCCCAGAGCGCCGGATACGGCCCGGGGCGCGCTTCTCGACAAAGTCGCCAATCTGGGTCACGTCGAGGGACGCGCGCTCGAGGTTGACCGTGACGGACTTGCAGGTGACGGCCGTCTGGCCGCTGAACGAGAGTGATCCGCCGTAGCCTGCGATGAGTGCCATTAGTTCTCCCTTGCGATGATGGTGAGCGTGAGTGAAAGGATGCGCTCAGCGTCCTGCTGACCGTCATCCGGCGTTTCCGTGCGAGAGGCCGCGGCCGCCCCGACCAGGACGAGCGTGTAGTCGCCGGTATTCATCGGGCCCGTGAACTCGGCGATGACGCTGTCGGCCACGGACGCAGCGTCGAGTGCCTTGTCCGCAATGCAGTCGACCTGGGCAGTGACGTTCCAGACCTGTTTCACGACGCCCTGAACGACCATGGCGGCGTCGGCGTTGGTGACGTCGAACACGATGCTCGGCGTCTGGTCGCCGGCGGTCCTGAGACCAAGAGAGACAGGGACGCCGACCGCGTCCAGCAGCTCCTTGATCTCGGAGGTGATTTCAACGAGTCCCACGGCGGCCTCCGTTCTCGAGCAGGCGGCGCGCCTCGGCGAGCACCTCGCGGGTGATGTCTGCCATCACGCGGCCGAGGTTGCTCTGGGCGTAGTTCAAGAATCGGCGGTTGCCCGGCTTGAATCCGACGGTGGCGGCGATGACCGGCTTGTCCCGGCCGATTCGCCCTGCCTTGCCCTTGTTCGTGTACCGCCCGGAGCTGCCGTAGTGCCGGAATCCGCCCTCGAGCAGGTGGAACACCCGCTGACGTCCCTTGGCGCGTGCCCCGCCCTTGCGCCCGTACTGGACGCCGAGCCGGACCACCAGGGGAGCCGTGGGACCAGCCCCGCCGCGGCGCACGTCGAACTTGGTCGCTGCAGCAATCGCTCGCCGGTGCAGCTTGCGGCCGCGACCGGGTGCGGAGGTGGCCACGGCCTTCAGCGCCCGTGCGTGGGGCGACATGGCCCGGCGAATGCCGTTCTTGCGGGCGCGCTCGTTCAGCCGTTCCGGGAGCTTCGCCAGCGCCTCGCGCACGGCCCGGTCATCGACCGTCAGACGGACCTGATTTCGGCGCTGAAAGAGGTTCACGGGATGACCTCCGTGGCGAGCACGCGCAGCCGCTTCCTGCGTCCGGCGTCGGGGTCGACCACGCTCGACACGTTGAACTCGCGCCCGCTGAGCAGCAGCCGGCATCGGGCCGTGAGCGACGGGTGGTAAGCGGTCTCGATCTCGAGGTCGGTACGGACGGCGACGCCCATATCGTCGATGACCTCGCGCTGCGACGGCTTGATCATGCCGCGGACGTAGCCGACGGTCGACCACGTGATCGTCGCCTGCCCGACGGCGTCGGCGGCGGCGGTCGGCGCCTGCACCGTGAAGATGTCGCGCCAGAAGCCGCAGCCGGCCATGGGTCACCTATCCGATGCTGTTGTCGGAGTGCATCCGACGAATGGTCTGAATGAACGGATGCGGCTCCGGGGTGACCGCATCGTCGCCTCGGAACGCCTCGAGGTGGCCGACCTGCAGGCGGACGGCCATCCACTCCTCCTCCGTCATGTCCTCCGGTGCGCGACCGGTCGCCGATTCCCACGCCGAGAGAGCGGCGCGGAGCCCGGCGGCGATGGCCGGATCGTCCTCGTTGTGAGGCTTCTTCAGCCAGGCGCGGAGGTCGATGAGGTTGGTCGGGATCGCGCTCATGGCACCTCAACCGGGAGGGTGGAGCCGAAGCCCCACCCTCCCGAGCTGCATGGAGGAGGATTGATCAGGTCAGCGTGATCTTGAACTGCGTCACCGCCTTGGCGCGGGTGATCTTCGAGTTCGCGAACACCATGCCCTGGAACTTGACGCGGCCGGTGCCGGCGAGGGTGATCTCGTCGCGGATGAGGCCCATGTTGCCCCACTCGACGCAGGAGAACGCCTCGCGGACGTTGCCGAACACGAGCGGGGTGTTGTTGCTCGCGGCCGTGATCTTCGCCGGCGCCCAGGGCGCGACGTAGACGGGGCGGCCCATGAGGGTCTGCCCGGCGGCGCCAGTCAGACCGGCGTCAGCCGACGGCTGGAAGATCGGCACGTTGCTGCCGGACGCGGCCTTCAGGCTCGCGATGGCGGCGTAGGCGTCCTGCGACATGACCCACACCGACGATCCCCAGTACTCGCTCGGGAGCGAGCGGTAGCGGATCTCGGTCAGCTTGTCGACCGTGAAGGCGGCGTCCCACGCGGTCGCGCTGGCCGCGGCCGACGCCGTCACCTGGTTGGTGGCGGTGTCGTTCACGAACAGGCCCTTCGGCTGGTTGCTGCCGGAGCCGAGGGTGTAGCCGTACTCGAGGCCGCGCGCCATCTGCCGCTGCAGGTGGTCGACCACCTCGGCCTCGACGTCGAAGTCGGCCTGCTTGATGAGCCAGTGGCTCACCTCGCTCTTCGGCAGACCGCCGACGGGCGGGAGGTTGACCTCGGCGTAGTCGCCGTCGTACGCCTGCGCGACCGAGCTCGCCTCGGTGGTCCAGAACTGGGTGACCGCGGCGCGGGTCTCCTGGTTGTTGTAGCGGAGCGTGACGTTGCCGCGCGCACCGGTGCGGAGGTCGGCGAGGTTCCGGACCACGGTGCTCGCGGCCAGGTACTTCATGATCTCCTGCTCGTAGAGCTTGGGGACCAGCACGCCCGAGGCGCTCGAGGTCAGCAGCTCGCGGGTCTCGGGGGCCCGGCCGCCACGGCACCACGCGACGAACTGGTCGCGGTACTCGCGGCTGTCGCGCCACTCCTCCTGCTGCTCGCGGCGCTCGGCCACGCGCTTGGCGGGGGTGGCGGCGACCTGCACGCCGGCGTCCTTGGCGAGCAGCGCGGCGCGCTCCTCGACCATCTCCTCGATCTGAGCCCGCAGCTCAGCGTGCGCGTCCGTACCGGCCTCGACGGCCTTCTCTGCGTCCCGAAGCTCGGCGAGCTTCAGGTTCATCGTCCTGATGTTCACGGTGTTTCCCTTTGTGATGATGGTGGGTGCGGGCTGCGACCGAGCCTCGGCCGAGGTGCCCGCGTAGGCCCCGACCTCAACAAGTGAGATTTCCCGCAGGTCGACGCTCTTCAGCGTGCGGTCCCTGCCGGACCATTGGTCGCCGCCTTCCGGAACCCGGAAGCCGAACGACATTTCCGAAACGACGCCGCGCTTGACCAGGTCAAGGATGTCCTGGTCGCGCTGGCTCTCCCCGAGCGTCGCCGTGTACTTCAGGCCGCGCTCGTCGCTCTCGAGCACGAGCGTCCCGCTCTTGGTGTTCGCGATGATCTGCTTGCTGTCGTGCATGAACCAGAGGGACGCGCCCTTCTGGATCGCCGCGTTGAATGCGCCGGGCGCGATCTGCTCGCGGAACTCGCCGCGCGAGCCCATGAGCGGCTTGCTCCAGCTGTTGTAGAGCGCCGCGTAGCCGGTCAGGGTGCGACCCTCGACCGTGCCGATGGGTGCGGAGCGGACTTCAAGCATTCGGGTCCTCCTGATCCGCCTGCTGGTCTCCGGCCGGGTCGGTGATGCCCGAGATGACCGGCGCGGGCGTGTCGAGGCCCTCGACGGGCGGAAGGCCCATGCGCCGGCGGGCGTCGTTGGGCGCAAGCACGCCGACCTGCACGAGCTGCGCGTAGGCGCGGCCGGCGGTGCGGAAGTCGCCGATGGTGATGGGCGTCAGGTCCGTGCGGAGGGTCTCGCCGGGCGCGAGAAGCTTGCGGGTGATCTCGGTGTCGATGCCGGCGACGAACGGCGCCAGGCAGTGCGTGACGTAGGCCTGCGCGACCTCGGGCTGGCTGCGTCCCTCGCCCTGCCACAGCAGCTGCGGCGGGATGCCGAAGGCGCGGGCGACGTCCTCGACGCCCATGCGCTTGGCGTCGAACAGCCGGCTGGCGGCGTCGGCAGCGAGCTGCGCCGCCTTCATGCCCTCGCCGAAGAACGCGGGCGTGGCGACCTTCTCGCCGCCGTAGTGCTGTTCCGCCCACTTCGTCCGCATCTGGTCGCGGGCGTTCGCCGTCAGTGGCCCGGGGTGTTCCACGGCGAGCTTTCCGACAAAGCCGGTTTTCGCGAGTTCCTCCGCAACCTGGTCGAGGATGGCTTGGGTCGACAGGACGCGGCGGCACTGGATAACGGGAGACACCCCGAGCCACGGCGAGAGGGGATCGGTGAGGGCGCGAATGTGGATGAGGTTTGCGTCATCCACCGCCCGGTCGTTGATCTTGTAGCGCGCCTGCGTCCCGTTGAGCTCGACGGTGACCGCGCTCGAGTCGATGGGGTCCAGGGCGACCGGCGCGCCAGTAGTGAGGTCGCGGCGGATGAACAGGAAGCCGTTTCCGTGCGTGAGCGCGCTGGTGGCGATCCACCGGCGCAGCTCGAAGCCGCTGAGGAACGACGCGCTGTCACCCTTCAGCAGCTCGACGGCCGGCGAGTCCTCGACCACGGAGCCGTCCCGGCGCGTGACCGTCATGTCGAGCCGGGCCGAGTCGGTGGCGATCAGGTTGATCGCCCGCACGATGGACGGCACGCCGAGCAGGTCGACGCTCAGGTTCTGCAGGCTCGACGTATCGAACACCACCACCGCGTTGGTGGTGAACGAACGGAAGAAGCGGCCGAGCCACGACGCCATCCCGCCATGTTCGGGCAGTCGCCGCGCGATTCAAGGGGCGCGGCAGACTCGCAGCATTCACGGAATGCGCGCGGCGTGAGATTGTGCAGACCGAGAGAATGCCGAGCGCGTACTAAAGAAACAGCCACCTGTTTGGTGGCTGCCCGGGCCCCTGCCCTTCAATCCCGACGCGCGCTTCGCGTCCGCCGTATGCGCCGATGGGGGTCATCGGGCGATTTCCTGAGTGGAGTCTACACCAGGTTGAGGTGCATCGGTCAAAACCCGGGCTGTGATTCGTACATGCTGCCGCCCATGATCTCGAGGTCGTGCAGGACACGGGCGGCCATGACCTGCGCGGTGACTGCGTCGATGTTGCTCGTGCTGCGCTGCTTGACGGGCATCGCAAGCCCCGTCAGGCCCACGTAGAGCCGGGCGGACGCCAGGCACGCCCGCAGCACCGGGTCGGGCCTGCACCGGACGCGCTCCGAGCGAATCCAATCGCTCCAGATCGCCCAGCCGCCGCCCATCCAGACGATGGTCTGGGGGGCCTTGTGCCACTTCCAACCGTGTTTCCGCTCCATCTGGGCAGCCCACGCGGACGCCTTGCCGACCGGGTCCGCGATGAACGCGCGGATCTCGAACCGCCGGCAGATGTCGACCAGCCGCGCCTCGACGGCGTCGAAGTCAATCGTCGGGCCGCCGCAGTTGGTCAGGTGCCCGTCAGCCACCCACCGGCTGAGCGGCTGCCGCGTCCGGCGCTCGTCGTGCAGGATGTCCGTCCCCGCCCACCAGTGGTAGCCCTGCGTGTGGATCTTCGCACCGTCCCAGACGGCCACGCACATGCTCGTCAGGTCGCACTGGCTGCCCTGGGCGAATCCGCCCTGGCTGAAGTCGACCGCCACCACGCCAGGCGCACCGGCGAGCATCTCCCAATCCTCGTCCACCGAGACCCGGTCGAGCAGCTCGAGCGGCAGCGCGCCGGCGAGGTCATCGGTAAATGTCGCGAGCTCCTGCAGCCAGGTCTCCTCGCGCGCCTTCGGGTCGGCGGTCGCCAGAGCGGTCCGGATCTTGGTCCGGATGTCACGGATCGACACGAGCACGCCCGCCGAGGGGTTCGCGTGCTGCACCGCGACGTCCGAGTCCGGCTCGTCATCCGCGTCCATCCCCCAGAGCAGCGCCCACCAGCCCTCCGGGAGCGGCTCCCCGCCGTCGAGAGCGACCTCGCAGGCCTGCCAGTACGGCCAGAGCTCCCTGCTCTTCTGCTCGCGGTCCGGTGTTGTGATGAACAGCATCTGCCCGGACGGGGTCTTGGTGACGCTCGACATGGCCCGCAGGATCGCCGCGTCCATGCGCGCCGCCTCGTCGGCCACCACCAGCCGAGGCGTGATGCCGTCCATGGCGTTGTCCGTGCACGGCATGGCCCGCAGGGTCGCCTTGCGGTGCTCCACGAGCCCGACCGAGGTCGCCCCGCCGCCGCCCACGAACCGCCACCGCTCCTCGCCGCGGTGGAGCTTGTGGATGCGCCCGTGGATGATGTTCGCCTTCTCTTGCTGCGTGGCGACGCACGCGCACTCGAGGTCATCACCGGTCGACAGCAGCCACTCGAAAAGATGCGTCACCAGCCCGGTCTTGCCGCCGCCTCGGGCCAGTGCAATCAGGAGATATCGCGTCGCCGGGGTCCCGTCATCGGACCGCCGGCGAGCGAGGAGGACAGCCAGGGCGAAGAGCTGCCACGGCATCAGCTTCAGCCCCATGACGGTCATGCGCTGGACGCATGCGTCCAGCTCGGCCGGGTTCCACGCCACCCCGTGCGCCGGCGGGTCCGACCGCTCGGCGAGGTACCTCGACGCCGCCGCCCGGATGCGACGCGGCGCCGGCACCGTACCGTCGACGCATCCACGGGCGTACTCATCCGCCCGCGCCAGTGAAGCAGATGCTTCAGCGGGTGTATGCGCCGCCGCCACCGATGAAGCATCTAGGGAGCGGTCGCATACTGGATCGGTACTGGGTGCCTGTGTGGATGGTTCGGATTCGACGGTCCCACAACGCGGTGCCCGGTCCTCAGGGGGTACCCCCCCACCCATGCCGGGGGGGTCTACTTGCCGTGCTCGAGCTGCTCGTGACACCTTCGGCACACGGCCATCAGGTTTCGCGGGTCGAGCTTCAGCCTTGGGTCGATTGCGACCGGCACGATGTGGTGCACCTCGACGCTCGGCTCCTTCTGACACCGCTGGCACATCGGGTTGTTCTCCCGCACAGTTCGGCTCAGCCGGCTCCAGGTTCCGCCATAGTGGAGCCGCTTCCCACGGACCTCGAAGGCCAGCGCCCTGTACGGCGATTTCCAGATCCTCATCCTTCACCTCCCGATCCTCCGGGTGACGGGTGACGCTTGGTGACGCGTGTTTGCATATGACCTCGTGTGCGCGTGCGCGCGCGTGTGTGCGTATGTCAGAAAAAGCGTCACATGCGTCACATGTGTCACCTTTCGATGATTTCCAGTTGCCAAACTCATACGTCGACCCATCCGTAATCCGTCACCGAAGCGTCACCGAGGCCGCAAAGCGTCACCCCGGCGAACCCTCGGGCTTGCTTCCTGCGTTCAGGGCGTATGCCGCGCCTCGCGAGGTCGCCCGAAAGCCGCTTCATGCTCTTTGGGTGGATGCCCGCCTCCGCGCACCACTTCTGCCATGACGCGAACAGCGACGCCGAGCTGCACCAGCCGGTCTCGGCGGTCATGCAGCAGTCCTGCAGCCACGCGCCCACCGTGTCCTGCTCGTCCAGATACGCCTTGGTCGCCTGCAGGATCTTCTCCGGCGGGTTCAGGCCGCCCGCCTTGGCCCACTTCTCGAAGCCCTCCATCGCCCACCGCAGGATGCCGCCCGCCTGGTCTCGCAGCTGCGCCGGCAGCGTCTTGTCCGGGTTCGCCGGCTTGTTGTTGAACGGCACCATGCACAGGCGGCGGCGCATGGCGTCATCCACGGTCGCGATCTGGGGCGCGTGGTTGCCGACCACGAGCAGCTTGAAGCTCGGCGTGAACTCGAACCAGTCCTGACGCATGTGACGGGCAACGATGCGGTCGCCGCCGGTCAGCTGCTTGATCTTGGCGTCATCCCACCGCCTGCCCTCTTGGGTCTCGTTGGCGACCGCCAGGCGCGCTCCACGCAACATGGCGATCTCGGCCGGGTGGCGGTCGTTCTTGCTCTCCATGAGGGCGTCCATGGGCAGCGTGCGGGCGTAGTCCCCCCAGGCGTGCCGCAGGGCGTCCACGAACACGCTCTTGCCGTTACCGCCCGGCCCGTGGACGAACAGGATGGTGTGCTCCTGCGTGCTGCCGCTGAGCGCGTAGCCCGCCCACCGCTGCAGGAACTCCACCACCTCGAGGTCGCCCTCGCATGCCTCGAGCAGGAAACGCTCCCAGACGCCGCTTTCGCCGCCTGGCCGAGCGCCGACGCGCTTGGTGATCTTCATGTCGAGGATGCGCGGCACTGAGCAGCCCTCGATCAGCTCGT